TGAGAGCTTTAGAGAATAAAGACCTAGACAAGGAACGCTACGCCACACTTGTTGACGCTCTCGACAAACTCACAAAGAATCACCAGCTACTACTCGGCGAAAGTACAGAAAACGTGGAGTATCGTATCATTGAGGGATAAACGACCTTGTATAATCGCTGTACAGCGTTTTGTTTTGTGGTACTGGTATGGTATATCCTTTGCATATCTCTGTGAACAAGCAGTGAAGATGTACTATATACCGCCTAACCAAGCCGTAGAATATACGTCGCACAACATATATTGTTCGGCTCTTATTATACCGCCAAACAAAGCCCTTAAAAGAGTACATGTTTTTTATATTCTGTGTGTACTGTGGTGTATAGGTGTATGTGTGAACATTTGAACGTGTGGGGGGGAGGAGGAGTGTTGTTGTGTGCTGTATCATAGGGGTGTCTCCCCTCACGAATTTTCTGTCTAAACCATTAGTATCACGTGTAATACATGATTATACGAAGAACCATCAAGAAGATTTGTTATACTAGGTGTAATGGAGACAGCTATTATCCCCACTGACGTGAAGAAGGACGAGCCACGTGTTCAGGAGATTTCGCTATGGAAGCCACACACTAACCAGAAACTCATTACGTCTTCTAAGAAGAGATTTAAACATATTAGGTGTGGACGACGATTTGGCAAGACGGTGTACGTGTTGGCGGATATGGTCAAACGAGCACTGGTCACAAAGGACTACAAGGGTTTTTATGTTGGTCCGACGTATAAGCAGGCAAAGATGATTGCGTGGGATTTGTTGATTCGTATGGTGAAAGGAGACGCTTCTATGGGTTTTGGTGGTTTGCCGAAGAAATTGGTTAAGAAGGTGAATGAATCGGAGCTGTACATCATTTTGGGGAACGGTTCCCGTATTGATATTAAAGGCTCGGATAACGCGGACTCCCTGCGTGGAGTGGGGTTGAATGATGTGAAGCTCGATGAGTTCCCGTATCACAATGATGCGAAGAACTTATGGGAGAAAGTTATCAAGCCGACTCTGCTCGACCGAGGGGGTACGGCAGATATAATCGGTACACCAAATGGTTTTGACCACTTCTACGAGATGGAGATGGAGGCATTGCAGAATCCCGACGACTGGGACACATTCCACTTCACCACCTACGACAACCCGATGATGAATGTCGAGGAGATTGATAAATTGAAGAAAAGCACCCCAGATGATGAGTTCGCTCAGGAGTACATGGCGGAGTACCGTAAGAAGGTTGGACTCGTCTATCCCGAATTCAATCGTCTGCTACACATCAGTACCGACAAACCAAACTCCGTTGTTGAGAAGATTTCAGCGGTGGACTTTGGGTATACGAACCCTGCGGCTATTCTCGACATTGTGAAGGACGGAGATGCGAACTATTGGATTACAGGTGAGTGGTACGAAACAGGACGAACAACAAAGGAGATTGTGGAGCGAATCAGGACATTCGAGCCTAATGTGACATATGCTGACCCAGCAGAACCTGACCGTATCAAGGAGATTAAGGACTCTGGCGTCTACGTTGCAGATGTGTCGAAGGATATCGAAGCTGGTGTTGACCGAGTACGTAGACTGTTCTTAGCGAACCGTGTACACATTCATCCGACGTGTGTAAACCTTATTCGTGAATTGGAAACATATTCGTATCCTGACAAGAGAGCGGGAGTGTATAATAAGAATGAACCTGAAAAACCGAAAAAGGAGAACGACCACGCGTGTGATGCTCTCAGGTATGCACTCTACATGAATTCAGATATTCAAAGCACTATCAAAACAACCGACTTTAACTTATATAGTCACACCTACGAGTAATTATGGACAAACAAATTGACGTTCAAATAGAAGCCGAGGCACTCGCACTCGTAAAAGGCGAAGTAACACAGTGGGAGAATGCCGTAGCGTGGGTCACTGACAAAGTAGCATTTCAGATGCGAAACCTTATTCGCCAACTCCGTAAGAACTATTGGGGTGTATTTGATGTTCCAACAGACCCAACGACAGGACGTAAGAAAATCTGGGTTCCGCTCACCCACTCGCTCTGTGATGCGGTCACAAAGAACATTGACCTCGACCAGAAAGATGTGAACGTACGTGCAAAAAAATCTGAGAGCGTACCTACAGCCTCACTCGTTCGTTCCCTTGTTAAGAACTATTTAGATAAAATATTCTTTGGAGAGCACATCGATGAGATGGAACGCCAGCTCGCTATCGACGGTACGGTTGTCTGGAAGACTATTGAGATGGACGGTGAACCAAAGAAATCAAACGTCGACCTATTAAACTTTTACATCGACCCTTCAGAGGAAACCATTCAATCAGCATTTCGTGTTGTTGAACGTGCACTCCTCACACCAGAACAGGTTGAACACATGGACGGCTGGATTAACACTGATGTCAAACCTTCAGTGTCAGTAGCACGAACAGACAAAGACCTCAACTCAACAGGAGAGGCATCACACTACGTTGATGTCTACGAACTCTGGGGAATGATTCCAGAGAAACTCATCTCGGGAAGTAAGGACGACAAGGACATGGTAGAGGGACACATCGTTGTCTCAGGACTTGAGGGTAGTGCCCCAAAGGTACACCTCATCGAGAAGAACGTCAGTGGAATCAAGCCCTACGAGGAAGTTCGCTACACACGAGTATCAGGAAGATGGTACGGTGTCGGTGTTGCAGAGAAGATTCTCATGCTCCAACTCTGGTTGAACACCATTGTGAACATCCGCATCAACCGTTCATATGTTTCCCAACTAGGACTTTTCTTAATCAAACGCGGTGCTGGTATCACCCCACAAATGATTTCACGCCTAGGTGCAAATGGTGGAATCTTGGTGAACAACACAGATGATATTCAGCAACTCGTCATGCAGGAGGCATCACAGGCTTCCTATCAGGATGAACAGAACATTGTGGGGTGGGCACGACAAGTAACCTCAGCATTTGAGGTGGTGACGGGTGAACAACTCCCATCATCAACAACAGCGACAGCGGTAGCGACACAGTCGTCAGGTGCGATGTCACAGTTCTCTATGGTGAAGAAAGGAATCGGTATGTTCTTCCAGCGATGGATTGACCGACACTGTATTCCTATCATCTCAAAGAACCTCAAGATGAACGACATCATCCGCATTGGTGGTGATGATATTACATTTGAAATCGCAGAACGTGTCGCAGCGTTCATGGCAGCAGTTGAGATGGAACAGAAATTTGAAGAGGGCGTCGTTCCAACAGAACAGGATGTGCTAAACTACATAGAGAAGGCAAAGGCAGAGATTCAACGACAACCTTCTCTGTTTGTGGAAGCGGTACAGAAGCTCGTTGCAGATGATGTTGAGACACAGGTATACGTTACCGATGAGGAACTTAACTCTTCAGTCGTTGTGACGAACCTCATCAACATGCTCAACATTGTTCAGGCAACACGCCCAGACATCGTAGAGCCAACGGTCAAGCAGATTTACGACCTTCTCGGACTTCAGTTCCCAAAGACGACACCACAACCAGCAATGCCAGCAGACTATCAGTCCATGCAGACACCCCAGAACGCACAACAACTCGCAACAAAGTCGATGACACTCGATAACAACCAAACACCACAGTATTAAAATGAAAGAAACTCTAGACAAGGATACTCAAAAGGTTCTCAACGAAGGGGAGCGTTTGAAGTCGTTGGTGGAGAATACGGGGTGGGAGTTAGCAAAGGCTAAGTTGACAGAGAAGATTTTAGACCTCCAAAGTATTAAAAACCTATCGGGCGTGACACCAGAGGAGGTGGTGTCAGAAATTAAGGCTCGAAATACCGCGGTAGATATTCTGATGGAGTGGCTCAAAGAAATTGAGGGCTCAGCCGAACAGTATGCGGGAAACAAAGTTATACTCGAAGAGACAGACGTGTTTTTACGTCTAGAGTAATGGTCGAATTATAAGCACGCACTTAATTTAAACCAATATGGAAAATTACGATAACCTTACCGAAGAGTCACTACCTGGAGCGGACGACGTTGCCGTTTCAGACGAATCATCGGCGGTGTCCGAAGTAGCACCCGCTACAACTGATGCTTCCGCTGAAGTTGAAGCGATGACACTCGCAGAGCTTAATGCTCAGCTAGGCAAGAACTTTAAGGATAAAGACTCCGCTATTAAGTCCATCAAAGACACGTTCAAATATGTGGGAGCTAAGAAAGCAAATGAGTCGCAAGACTTGTCTGCTATTCAACGCAAGTTTAGTGAAGATTTATTCTTCGTTAAACACCCAGACCTTGAACCGCACCGCGAACTCGCGGAAGCACTCGCGTCGAAACATGGAGTTGATGTAACTGAGGCGGTGAACCTAGATTCTTTCAAGTCCTATGTCGAAAAGTCGTCAGGCTATGACACTACCCAGAAGGCAAAATCAGTGCTTCAATCTAATCCGCGATTGGGGGCTGTAAAAGATTCTATGCAGGAAGCTCGTGCTCTGAGCAAACAAGCTCGTGAGGCACTTCAATCAGGTGACGCTAACTACGCTGCGAACTTGTCGGAAACGGCAAAGGACAAAGCGGTAGAGGCGGTACTTGGTGCATATAACATTCAGTAACCAAACGCAAATAGATTATGGCAACAGACAGTATTCTTCGAACATACGGAGATGTATCAGCAAAGGAGGATTAATGTTTACCACAGTTCTTCTTTAAACAGTGTGGTATACTGGAAATATGAAAATATGTCCAATATGCAAAGCTGAAATACACCGCAAGGATTCACAGAAACAGTCTGTATACAAAAAGCAGAAAACTTGTTCTTTAAAATGCAGAGGAGAGTATATTGCTCTCCTGACAAAAAATAAATGGAAACCTAAGATATGTCTTAATTGTGGAAACACTATTGAGAAACATAATGCCAGACGTATCTACTGTGATGATGCCTGTATGAGAAAACACCGTCGTGGCGTTAACTCTCCAAACTGGAAAGGTGGGGTAAAGAAACACGGAGAGTATCTACAAGAGTCATGCAAAGGTCATCCTTTTGCTGATATGCACGGATATGTGTTGCAACACAGACTGGTGATGGAGAGATACCTAATCAAAAATGACAAGAAAGAGTTTCTTGTTTTAATTGGAGATACGTATTGTCTTGCACCACATGTTAAGATACACCACAAAAACCACAACAAGAGCGATAATAGGATTGAAAACCTAGCAGTCGTTTCATCACAAAGAGAACATTTCCACTATAATTTTTGTCCGCATTGCACACACTGTAAACAATTGGGTGAATTGCTGGAAAACCCAGAACGGACAACCAGCAGCCAAGTGTAGGGTTAACATCCTATAAAGGTTCAACGACTAGATGGTGAAACTCGCAAGAGAACATAAACTATCCAAGAGCGCCCGACACCGAGAGGTGAAGATATAGTCTGAACACTATGGGAACATAGTGATGTAAGGAATAAACTTCTTTACGGTAACATATTTGGTGGTATTAAATGCAATTGAATTGCTCACAGCACAGGAGACTCAAATCTTCAACATGCTTGGCAAGACAACAGCAGCTAACACAATTCACGCCTACCTTACTGACACATTGGCAACGGCTGGCTCGTTGGCAGTTGAGGAATCAGGTGACTACACAGCATCAGCACTCACAACTCCAGCACGCTTGACGAACCTCGTAGAAATCGTCGCTAAGAACTTCAAGGTTTCTCGCACACAGCAAGAAATCCAGCACTACCAAGGAATGAACGAACTCGAACGCCAGACAGGCAAAGCCCTCAAAGATTGGGCAAATGCCGCTGAATTCGACCTCGTTCGCTCAACATTGGTATCAGGAGCATCAGGTACAACACCTAAGCTCTCAGGTATCCTTGAAGCAATCAGCAAGTCAACAAACACAACAGCACACAACTCTGGAACTGTTTGGGACGCAACGATTCTCGATGGTTTGATGAAGGACAACTGGGACAACAGCAATGGAGATGTCGCAACAGACCTCTTCGTTGGTTCATACCTCCGCAAAGTAACTGATGGGTTTACCCAGAAGAGCAATGTGGTTGTGAACAACCCAGGTGGACAAACATCAATCGTCCGCACCGTTACTACGTACGAAACTGCTTTCGGAACTCTCCGAATTCACACACACCGTTACATCCAGCAATCAACTGATGCAACAGCACGTGTTCTTGCAATTCGCCCAGAGAAGTTGAAAATCGCTTTCCTCAAGAGACCATATGTAGATATGGACCTTTCACGAGGTGGTGATTACGACAACCGAGCAATCGTAGGTAAGTTCACTCTTGAAGTACACAACCAGGATTCAAACTGGTACACTTCAGGTTTCAAAAAGGCTTAACATCATAATCTGATGTTGTTTGTTGCTGGGGTCTCTTTTCTCTTTCGGGAAACCTCAGCAACGCAAAGAGAAAGCAACATCATACTCATATGAATTTTGAAAAGACACATCCCGTCTTGACTCAAAAGGTCAGAGACCTTACCAAAATGTACCACGACCTCTTTCCCGAGGAATATGAAGCCGTAAAAGAAATCGCTAAACAGAAACGTGAAGAGCTCCGCTCGGCAACAGGTGGTGGACAAGACACGCATGCACTGGAGCGACCACTTATTGAATTCCCAGAGAACCTATGGACAGCAATCTACAATCGTCTGTCCGATGAAGAAATGGTCGAGTTCAACACCAAGGAGGGAATGCGATGGTTCGCTCGAACCTATCCAGGGTTCCGCATTCCAGAGAAGATATGATTAAGAAACGCTCACTGGGCACAGAGGAGTACAACGTCTGTGATTCGTGTGGTGAAGAAGTACAACTACAGTACGGAAAGCCAACACAAGGGTGGGGCTCTGGGGAGCACCTTCTCTGCCAGTTCTGTTTGGATGACGTGTGCTTCAAAGCACTCAAACTACAACCACGAACTCAAGACTCATGTGGTGTATGTGGTAAGAAACTACCACGAACCTATGATGGCAACACCTGTGAGAAGTGTGCAAGCGAAGTGACAACTAAAAATACAACCGATTATCAAATGGTACAAATCTATGACAAAATGTAATCTCGCTCTCGCCATGATTGTGAAGGGTTCGCCAGAAGAATCTCAGTCACTTTTTCAATGCCTAAACAATGTCGCTGAGTATGTTGATGGAATCTTCATAACCATCACCCGCAACGAAGGGTGTGACCCGACAGATATTGAAAACATCGCCAAGAGTTTTGGTGCGACTATTTCATACTTCGATTGGATAAATGACTTCTCTGCTGCACGTAACTTCAATTTCTCACAAGTTCCAAAAGAATACACACACATTCTATGGGCAGATGCCGACGACACCTTCAGAGGACTAGAGAAACTCAAACCAACTCTTGAAGAGAACGAGATGGTTGATGTGTTCTCGATGTTCTACCTATACGACTTTGATGAGTACGACCAACCAACCGTTGTCCACCAGAAGTCTATGGTTGTGAAGAATAATAACTGTGTTCAGTGGGCGGGGCTACTCCACGAAGACTTCAAAGAGAACAGAGCACTACGCCGCACATTTCTCAAAGGTATTGAACGACTCCACCACAAAACAGAAGAGCGTATTAAGATTGCACGTGAACGTAACGTGGTCGTTGCGTCACATGATGTTGAAGTAAACCCAGATGACCCACGTTCATACTGGAACCTCGGCAACTCACTGTATGGTGACGGAAAGTACGAGAAGTCCAGAGACGCACTCGAGACATTCCTCAAGCTCTCGTCTTCAGATGATGAGAAGTACGTTGCACGTATGCGACTTGCAGCGATTGAGCAATCACTCGGAAACCATGCACAGGCGATTGAGCATATGCAGAACGCCATTGGTTTGAAGCCAGCGTTCCCAGATGCCTACCACCAGCTAGGACAAATCTACTACAACATCGAGCGGTACCAACAAGCTGCTGAAATGATTGTACAAGGACTCTCAAAGATTCTCACAGAGGATAAACCATACCACAAAGTAATTGTGTACAACCCACGAGACTACGACTACAATCCGCTCATGCTGTTGTCGAAGACGTACTTCCAGATGTTTCGACCTGACCTTGCCGTTATTTGCATGAAGCAAGCACTCAAGATTCAACCAAAGAATGAAGGTCTTAAAAAGATTATTCAAACAGTTGAGAAAGAAGCTCGTCTGTTTGAACGTGTAGTGAAGAAACTCGAGGTCATCAAGAAGATGACTGACAAGGATAAACTTAAAAAGGAACTTGATAAGATTCCCAATGAGATGAAGGCACACCCAGCGGTGTGTGCGATTCGTAACAACGTATTCGTGAAAGATGAGTCGTCAGGAAAAGACCTTGTTATATACTGTGGACGAACTGAAGATGTGTGGGATGCTGAGACAGTTAAGACAAAGATGGTCGGCGGTTCAGAGGAAGCGGTCATCAACCTATCAACAGAGTTTGCAAAACTTGGTTGGAACGTAACCGTCTACAACAACTGTGGATACAAGGAAAAGGTTATTGATGGCGTTTCGTGGAAACCATTCTGGACATGGAACTACCGAGACAAACAAGATGTTGTGATTCTCTGGAGAACTCCTCGTGCGTGCGACTACCCAATCAACGCACCGTTCGTTGGAATTGATGTGCATGACGTTATCAACCCTGGAGAGTTTACATCAGAGAGACTTGCACGAATAACTAAGGTGTTTTTCAAAACAAACTTCCATCGTTCAATCTACCCCAACGTCCCAGAGGATAAGGTTGTCATCATCCCAAACTCGATGGACTTTAAACTCTTTGACCAAGAAGTTGAGAAAGAACAGTTCCTCATGGTCAACACCTCCTCCCCAGACCGTTCTCTCGATGTCCTTCCCAGGTTGTTTAAGAAAGTAAAAGAACGAGTTCCCGAAGCACGATGCCAGTGGGCATATGGATGGGACTTGTTTGATAAAATCCACGCAGAAGATGACAACAAAATGAAATGGAAACAGGAAGTTGTCAAGGAGATGGAGGAGGCGGGGATTGAATCACTTGGAAGAATTCCACAGTCAGAGTGTGCAAAGATGTACCTACGTGGAAACATTCTCGCATACCCTTCGGAGTTTGCAGAGATTGACTGTATCACCGTAAAGAAGGCACAGGCGTGTGGATGTATTCCAGTCACAACGGACTTCGGTGCACTTGATGAGAGTGTGCAGTACGGCGTGAAGATACACTCCAACAAAACAAAAGACACGTGGTCTAAAGATTATCAGTTTCATTTCGGACTCGAGGACGAGGACGCACAGAACCAGTGGGTTGATGCGGCTGTCCAGAAACTCCAAGAACCTATTGGAGATAGAACTGAAATGAAAGAATGGACTCGTAAGTTCGAGATTCCAACAATAGCACAACTATGGAACAACACTTTGACTCAAAACTAACAGACATACGCTCCCCAATTGAGGACACCGCAGGAATCGCTGGCGTTCTTGGTATAAGTGCAGACGACCTCGTTGACCCAGTAACCTACAATCGCTTTCGAGAGGTTGTTGAATACTTCGCGGGAAAAGAAGATTCTCGTTACATTATGAACAAGACCCTTGCTGGCAAGAACGTAAACAAACTTGACCACCTCTTCGGCTATGTGACACTCAGAAAAGAACACGCTAACACCCTTGCAAGTCTTCAAAAACTTGAAAGTGAAATTTCATTCTATGAACGTTAGGGCGTACTCAGCAATCTGTGGAAACTACGACCACCCAAGAGAGGATGCGTTTTCTGGGTACGACAAGTTTCGCCGTAACGTAATGAACGCGAAGATATACAAACTTCTTCCACATAAGTTCCTCGACGATGACGTGACTATTTGGCTTGATGGAAACATCACCCTGAACCTAAGCCCAGAAGAAATAGTGAACTACTTTCTTGGAGATAGCGACATGGCACTCTTTAAACACCCAGAGCGGGATTGTATTTATGACGAGGCTCCGTGTGCTGCTGGTCTGTACGAAGATGAGAAGATTCGTGCTGAGATATTTGAACAAGCAGAACATTACAAAAAGATTGGATTCCCAGCACACGCGGGTATGGGAGAGTGCAACATGCTGATTCGTCGCAACACACAAAAGGTTAACGCATTCAATGAGGCGTGGTGGGCAGAGACGTGTAGGTGGAGTAACCGAGACCAGATGTCATTCCCTGTGGTTCTCAGCCGATTTCCAGAGCTCAAAGTAAACTTTATTAGTGGTAATGTACGTAAGCACCCGTACTTCTCATACATTGAACATGAAGGTCCTCGTACTAACTGATGGTCAGGGTTGGATAGTAGATAGAATCACCAAGGAGATGGTGAGTCGTATTCCGTTTGAGTTCATCGTCAAGGACTACACCACGGTCTCAACCCAAGAGATACTTGATACCGAGTGTGACCTGATTCACTACCAAAACTGGGATATTGAAAGACACTACCCAGCAATTCTCAAGCACAAAGCACCAATTATCGTGTCGTGTCGTTCTCACAGATTCCCAGAATACTTCAAAGACGTCGCGTTGTCCGTACACGTACACGTTGTCAACAAAGACCTGCTGAAAGATTTTCCAGACGCTACCTATATCCCAGATGCTATTGCCGACCACATGTTCAAGCCACTCACTGTCGGTATGCAACTCGCTGACAACGAACCCAATAAACACTACAAAGGATATTACTTGGTAAAAGAGGCGTGCGAAATACTCGGTGCGAAGTTTACACCAGCACTCGGCAACGTAACCGACATGCCTGCGTGGTACGATAGTATTGATGTCTACGTGTGTGCATCGGAAAACGAGGGGTTCAACACAGGTGTTGCTGAAGCGTTGGCACGTAATAAACCAGTCATCTCTACGGCAGTTGGTGTGACCAAAGCGTTTCCATCAGTTCACTTCGTTGAACGCACCACCGATAGTATTCTTGCAGCCCTACGAGAGTACGAAACAACATCACTTGTGAAACCACTTTCATGGGGCAACATTAGCAAACAATTTAAAGAACTATACGAACATGTCACAAAGATATGATTTTATTTTAAACATCGCACGAACCCTCAAACCAAAACGAGTCATGGATATTGGCGTGTGGGACGGTGTGAACTCAAAGGCGGTTATTGAGGCTTCTGGATGTACAGAATTCTGGGGATTTGACCTCTGGGAGAAATGCCCTGACTACGAAGTACCAAAACAACCACCAGAATTAGAACAAGTACAAGCATTACTTGAACAAACAGGAGTTGAACTACACCTCGTTAAGGGAAATACACGCGAAACACTCAAAGAGAAGTACCCAAAGATGGATTTAATCCTGATTGACGGCGGACACTCTGTAGAAACCATCAAAAGCGACTGGGAGAACGTGCAAAAGTGTATGAAGAAAGGAACCGTGGTCATTTTTGACGACTACTACCACAACCGAGAAGACTATGGATGTAAATCTATCGTCGACACAATCGACAAAAAGAAGGAATTCTCAGAACCAGTTGAATTTAACAATGAAATCGGTCAAATAATCGTCTCACATGCCAAGGTTTATTAGAAATGATGACGTTGCGTTTGACACAGACGTTGAACACCTCAAAAAGTTCAACGAAATCTGTGATAGATACGGATTTAAAATAATCCAAGCCATTACTGTACGTGGAATCTGTAGACCAATCGACAGCAAAATGTCCAATGACGAGATTAAACGAATGAGCGACGTTTCTGTGTTTGACAACAAGGAACTTATTGACTACTTGAAGACCAGAGACGACATATTTGCAGTACATGGATATTGGCACACCCACGAACCAACCAAAGAGGACATCAAGCAAGCCAAACAAGAACTAAAAGAGCATGGGCTCGAACCTACGTTCTTTGTAACTCCATTCAACGAGGGAACCTACCCTAAAAAGATACAAGGACTCATTGTTTCACAAATAACAGAACGACTCGAATCATTTATTGATGGTGGTACACCAACAGACGAGATTGTGTACCTCCACTCGTGGAGATTTGACGGTTCATGGTACACACTTAACCAATTAGAATCATGTCTTCAAAGAATTACGACGTCATCATAGAGCGGGGTCACTCAGAGATAAACGACCGCATTATCGACTTCCTCAAACCAAAGATACAAGGAAGATATCTTGATGTTGGGTGCAATACTGGATGGCTTCTTGAAGAAGTTCCCAATGGTGTTGGTGTAGAGCCTAGTGCACCACTGGTTAAGCGTGCCACCAATAAGGGTCTGAATGTTATCGAGGGTTCTGGTGAAAAACTTCCCTTCGAAGAAAAAGAGTTTGACACCGTTGTTCTTTCTTGCGTTCTTGAACAGTGCGAAGACTGGAGAAAGGTGCTCAAAGAGTGTAGGCGTGTCGGCAAGAGAGTAATTGGAATCAACCCCTACCCAGGAAGTCCGTGGGGTATCAAGGGCGGGTGGGTCAAGTCAATTATTCAACCATACGAGTTTATTACAACGGAGCGACTCGACTCCGATAGATATTATTTTGAAATATGAAAACACTAACGACACGAATTGCATACACCTCGCCGATAAAACTTGATATTGGTTGTGGTATGTACAAAAAAGAAGGATTTACAGGACTGGATATGCTCGACTTTGGTCAAGACATTGTGTGGGATGTGCGAAACGGAATCCCACTACCAGATGAATCTGTTGTTGAATTCTACTGCTCACACTTCATTGAACATCTCACGCGTGCTGAGCTTGAACCATTCGCCGAAGAACTACGACGTGTTATCACCCAAGACTGTGTATGTACGTTCGCTGTTCCCCACACAGAAACCGTCGGTGCGTATGACTATGCTCATAGAAGTTGGTGGAACGAACACGCCATGCGTGGCTTCTTCCCCTCTGCTGGATTTGACATTTTAGATATGAAAAATACTAATGGTAATCTCGTTGTTGTATGCAAAAAGAACCGTTAAAGACATACGTGGTGATTCCCCACTACATCATTTCTGAGGAACTTGTCAAACTCGCGACAAACACCATCAGGTCGTTCAAGGAACACTCAGACGTTGTGGTGATTTCAGTTGATGACGGTAGCCCAATGGACACCACATTTCTCAAAGAACTCTCTGACGTGTATATCCGTAACGCAGAGAACTCAGGCTTTGCCCCAACGTGCAATAATGGATTCAAGTGGGTGTTTGAGAACGAACCAGATGACTGCTACATCATCTGTGCCAACAACGATATAGAAATTAACAAAAAAACTGTTCCCGAACTCATCCGACCATTTAGTATGTTCGAGAATGTTGCAATCACAGGAATCTGTTCAACCACCGAGAGAAAGATTAACTGGAAACCACTTGAAGAATACAGCCTTATGAAAATGACCGACGGTGGGTTGCTGGGTGACCGCATGCAGGACGGAGGACTTTGGTGTTCAACCAAAAGCGTACTCCAAAAGATAGGTATTTTTGATGAACAATTCATTCGTGGAGGTTTCGAAGACGTCGACTTATTCCTACGAGCACGAGACATCTTCCATATGAAAATCGTCATGTCGGGCTACGCGTGGTACTGGCATAAACAGGGTGCTACAAGGTGGAACTGTGAGAAAAATGGCTATGTGAATGACTTTAAACAGGAGTCACAGTCTATTGAACTCGATAATCGCAAGAAATTCCTGAACAAGTGGGGAATGAAAGAACCACTCGG